TTATCTATTTTTTAAAAAATCTATTTGCCTTTCATACTCACTATTTTCTTTCTCCAAGAAATCAATATATGCTTTTAAATCTTCAATGTTTTCCATTTCATCTATGATATTTCTAAGGCGTTCATTTTCCTTGTTCAAATCTTCTATTTCGCGTTCATAATAATCAGCCATAATATATAGTGTTATTTTTAATTATATATTAATGTTGAAATATCACATTTTTCTAAATGCTTAAAGCGTATTCTTTATTAACCCTTTCATAGACTGTTTTACCTTTTACGCGTTTCATAATTAATAAATCTTTTCTTTGCTTATCCTTATCCCTATCAAATGAAATATGAAGCCACTTAAAACTACCATCTTCTTTTAAGTCCTCAATAATCAACTGATCATAGTTCAAATTCAAACAAATACTTAAAAGCTTCTTCATATCATTACAAACCAAATCAAAAGCTTGTCCTTTACAATGCTGACTACTTACAGCACCACCAATTAATTTATTTAATTTCTTGCCTCTGAAACCAGAACTAATATGAATAACAGAGCCATATTTTACACGCATTGGAAACCAGATATTTTCTACTAAGGCATTTACATTTTCTATTAATTCATCAGGGATTGAGTTGTCTAATTCATTTCTTACAGCGGTTTGGCTAAACTCAATTTCTTCTTTACTTATCTTAAACCATTTATTCAATTTTCATATTACATTCTTTTTATCTATTCATCAATCAATTCCTCAATTAATTCTAATTCAGCCATAGCAATGTTTTCAGGTAAATTATCAAACTTGATTTTATATAATTCTAATTCACAATCAGAATCTAATAACTCATTCTGTTTTTCTTCATATTCCTTCAATTGCTTATCTACTTCTGGATATTTATCATTTAATTCTGAAATTCTGCTTTCTAATTCATCTTTGGTTTTTCCATTCTTAAAAATAAGATTTCCAACTTCATCTTTAATGGGTTTATTATTTTGGTCATATTCTATATGACTATCTAATATTTCTTTTCTTTCTTCGTCGTATTTATCAGTTCCTTCAACCTTTTCATAATTCAATGCCTCTTGGATTGTTTCTAATTCTGCTTTAATCTTTTTCTTATTTCTTAATAAACACCAACTGAATTTTACATCTTTGATATTGCTTAATACTTCAATACCTGCTTGTATTTTTAATAAATCTCTATTTTTCATATGTTATTTTGTTTTTTTATTTTTATCTTCTATATCTTCTATTACTATTCCAGAGCCTTGTAATATAATGGGTTCATCAGTTTTGTAATCTACAAACACATATGTATTATCATCTGAGAAATTAATATCTCCAGCAGTTATGTATTCTGTTGTTCTTCCGTTTATAGTGTGATATACTATACGTGTGTCGCCGTTTCTCAGAGGTTTAATTTTATTGAAATAGACAATAGATACACACACCATCATTAAAGCAATTAGTGTTCCTGGTAAACCAAGGAATATCTCACCTTCAATATAGGCTGATCTATAACTCAATATTATTACTGCTATACATGCGATTATAAATGTTATCATTTTATCTATAATTTATATTTTTTGGTCTAAATGTTTTTAAATCATCATCATTAGTATTTTCAACATCCAGAGGATTTTGAATAATGATATCTTTGATTTTATATAATTCTTCATCATATTCAGATAGTGAAATTATATTCCTATCTACTAATGATTTTAATATTTCGCTTTTAAAATATATCTCTTTCATTGTTGTTAATTGTTATTTTTAAATTTTTAAATATTGCTTCTTAGAGAGCCAGAAAAGCAATTAACACTTTCATATTCTAATCTCTCTCTTAAATAACGGTTTATTGAAATATTTTTTCAGTTTGGAAATAATTTTACTGAAATTTTCAATGTTGTTAAAACTTATCTTTAAACCAGATAATCAATCTATTAAAGATTTTCAGTTTTTTAAAATCTGGTTTCTTATATTTGAATAGAACAATCAAAACCTTTATTTATAATTGTTTTCTTCGTTCCTATCGCTATTTTTATTAATGCCTATCATTGGCTTTTAAAGGTGGTGTTTAAGCTTGTTGATTTCTTAATTACAAATCTCCACCTCTTTTAACATTTAAGACATTAAAGTCTTTATATTGTCTGAATAAAAATATCATTGCTTTTTCAAGTTCGCACACCTCACGCTCATCAATATAATCAGTTAATTTAAAAATCCTTTTTAATGCCTTTCCTTCATTAATTACTTTCCTTATTGGACTTCTATTTTTTGAACCCTTAGATAGATGGCTTGATATCCTCTCTTTTATGTCATGTGTAATTCCTAAATAAATTGTATTTTCTTCCATTAGGAACATATATAAACATCTATTCATATTTCATTATTATTTTTTTAAAAAAGAACCCCTTTTAAGAGGTTCTTACAAAAACAAAAAAGTATTCTAACATCTAAGAAGGCCACAAAAAAAAAATAAATAAATATTACGGATAAACTAAAAAGACCTTCTATAGATGTTTTTACATTTTTATATATTAAATCTAAAAGCTCAAAATGGCTACTATTGAATTTTTTTTAATAATTAATTTTCTTTGTTGTTTATTCTTCTATTATAATTTCAAATCTTTTCAAAATATCACTACCATCATTAATTAATCTCTTTAATCTTTTTCTCTGAATAATTCTATCTACTTCTTCACGCAAATAAAAAGAGAAGTTTAAGACACTATCAACACCATAAATTAAAGCTAAATTATAACCTGCTTGTATTTCATCTTTTGAAAAATCATTTCTTTCAAATCCAATTTTTTCTAATACTCTCACACAGTATTTTACTAAAATTCTTTGGTTAGTTGTCATTCCATTTAAAGTTTTCATTTTATTAATAATTTCTTTTAATTATATATAAAATTTGAAAACTACTTTTTCTTCTACCATACACTCTTTCAACTTAATAGTGTTGATATTTCACGTTTTTATAGTTTTTGAATAAAATATATAAAAGAAAAAATATAACACTATGGATAAAATAAATAGACCCTTAAAAGCTTATCCAAAATTAGAGCCTGAAAAAGAAGTTGATGTTTTTACTATAATTGACGCTACTGGGGAATTAACACACGTTGATATTCCCGTTAATGACCTAAAAAGCATGACACTTGGAGACTACTTATTAAAACAACGCGAATTAATTAATAGTGATGATGATTTACTTGATATAGATGATGCGTATGAAAAAATAATAGGATAGAATGAAGAAGAATAAAATGAGTGATGTGTTAAAACATCTTGTGAAAAATAAAAAACATAAACCTAAAAAACCCAGGAATTATTGGACACTCGAAAAGTGCTTAGAAGAAGCTGAAAAATATAAAAATATAACTGAATTTAATAAGCACTGCAGAGGTGGTAGAATGTATTTAAAAAGAAATAACTTAGATAGTGAATTAGAAGCCTTTTATGGTGGAAAGTATAATAGAGACTTAAATAATGATCAGTGTGTTTATTTGATATTCTTTAATAAACCTCATAGGGCTGTGTATATCGGTAGAAGTTCAAGTTTCACACGTAGGTATAACGAACATACCAGTGATAAACATTCATCCGTTTTTCAATTTATGAATAAATACAACCTTAAACGCTCATATTTTAAACTACAATTGACAGAGTATATAAATATTAGGAAAGCTTCTTTTATTGAAAAAATCCTTATTAAATATATGGCTATATTCGGTTTTGATGTTATTAATAGAATTGATGGCTATGTAGTGGAACAAAAAAAGGAGAACTAATTAAAGTTCTCCTTTTCTTTTCGTTCTAAATTTTATACAAATTACCCTTTTCACCACTTGGGTTTTTAATTATAGTATGAAAGAGGAAAAAAGTTTATTCATATATTATTTTTCTTTTTTTATTTTTAATCTACATTTAAGTAGTATTTTATTTCTAATTTATCTAAAACACTTTCAACTATTTTACGTCCTTTAATAACATCTTTTTTAGCAAAATAAACAGCATCGTGTAAAGGATAGAAGAAAACGTTTTGATTTAAACATTCTTCCCAGATTTTATTCATAGCTGAACTTTCAGCACGTTGTAATAATAGAACTGCGTTTTTATATTTTTTATATTTTTTCAAATCTTTTATATTAAGTCCTTTGATATATCTATTTTTCCAACCGTCAATAATTGCTCCACCTTCTGGAAAACTCTCTTTTAATTCGTCCGTATTTTGGCCATAGGCAGCTTTACACCAACCAGAACCCTTTGCTACTTGTCTTCCTTCTTTTGGATCATCTGTAATAGATTTTAAAATATCACTGTTTTCATATAGATTTTCATAGAATAAACCACTTTCAACAGCTTTAATAAAATCTATATCTTTTCTTCCTGTTTGCTTATAAATTAAGCAGGCACAGAAAAAGGGCTGTGAGTTTTTAATATCAATTGAAATCATATCTTTAATAAGATATTTTCTTAGTTCTGATGGAATATTAGTAAGAATATAATGAAAACGATGCCCAAATTTATCTAAATCATTATTGAAGAAATCTAAACGTTCTTCTTCATTTGATTTATTCCATTTTTGGATATATAACCAAGTTGTTTCTAAATGATCTTTTAAGTATTTTTCAGGCTCTACAAATGGTTTATTGTTAGATATACATTTTAATTTATAACCGTTGTATTTCCTATTTATAACCTTACTAAAACATCTTTTATCTAATGTTTTTGAGAAACTATAATTTTTAACTATATCATATGTGTATTTAATAATAACAGGAAGGTTATTATATGTTTTATTAAAAATGGTTTTGAGCGTTTTATCTAACTTTGGATCGTTTATTTTTACTTGCTTCTTAAATCCAGTCAATAATTTAGGGAGTAATTTAAAGCTATTCACCTTAGAATTATATTTATTAGTGTATCTTTTACCATTTTTTGTAAATTGATATTCGAATAATTTTAAATCATTAATAAGAATGTCAAGTATTTTCTTATATTTCTTTTCTCCTAATATTTGGCGTGTGTCTTTTAAATAAACAAAATCAGGCGTATAGTAATATGTTTCTCCTTCTATTACAAATGTAAATAAGTCCTCATATGAATATTCATATTCAGTTTCTTTAATTTCATTGAATAGTAGTTTTAAATGTAGTGCTTTATCTATAAGCTTTGTTAGGAAGGTTTTAATTCGATTAATATCTTTCTTATCGAATGTATCTTTTAGTTCTTTTTCAAAGGTAAAAGAATAAACTTTATTTTCTTTCTTGTCCATTTCATCTTTTTTTGTTTGTGTGTGTGTTAGTTATTTATCTTTTTGTTTGTGTGATTTTAAAAAGAAAACAACAGGTAGCTACTCCTGTTGTTATATCTTATCACACAAAACAAGTTATGATGAAATAACTTTATAGTATATATTAAAAATTAATATCAAAAGTTTATTTTTTTAATAAAAAATTTTATAATATTTCATTTTTTTATACTAAAAACATAAGAAAAAAAATTCAAAAAAAAGCCAGACATTAACTGCCTGACTTTATATTCATTTATTAATTTTCTGATAATATCTAACATTCGTTAGTTTGGGACAACAAGATATAAAGGTTTCCACTGGCTGTAATATTTTACATGCTCATACAGCCTATCCACATGTTCTCAGAAATCATTTTTTTAAATATCCTTTATATTATATATAAAAAATTAAATTCAAAAATTTTCAAAAATATTTACATATCAGTATTTTTAATTACATTTTTTAAAAAACCTCTGTATGTAATTGAAGGATAGTTTAATACAAAAAAAATACGAAAAAATGAATTTTTTAAAAATGATATTTTGAATTGTTTATAACACCACATTCCCTTATTTTTTTAGCCTAAAAAATCTCACAATGAGAAGAAGAAAGAAAGAATATATAAGAAAGAATATAGAAGAAAGAATATAGAATATAGAAGAAGAAGAAATAATAATTTAGGTTTTTTTTGGAGTATTCTATTCTTTCTGGGTTATACAATTGGTTAGGGTTTCAGGCTATCTTTATAGAATAAAAAAACCCAGAATATTAATCCTGAGTTTTTATTATTTCTTTTTCAAATATTTTTCTTAATTCCAAATGATTACTATACTTAAATATTTGTTTATCATTATCATCATATTCTAAAAAGTATTCATTTGAAAAAACAACATCTATTTTGTAATATGTGATTGTATTATTATCAGTATGCTTTAAAGTCATATTTTTAAAGTCTTTTTTCTTTATTTTACTATCAGTATCAAATTTGATACAAGCAGTTTCATAATCAATTTTATCATGATACTCTTTATAATCCATATAACAAAAACAATCTCTAAAATGTCTATATTCAGCACTAGAAATACTAAATTGTTTCATATCATTTACCTGTGTTCCATTTTCATCTATTATAATAGCATTATTAAAAGGTTCGGCATCTAAATGAATAGATGCTTTAAATTTTGCTTTTTTCTCTACTTCTGTCTTTGCTTTTTTCTCTACTTCTGTCTTTGCTTCTGTCTTTGCTTCTTTCTTTGCTTCTTTCTTTGTTTCTTTCTTTGCTTCTTTCTTTGCTTCTTTCTCTGCTCTTTCTTCTGCTCCAAATACTTTTTCAGCCCATTCTTTTCTGAATTGCTGAACTTCTTTTAAGTGTTTCTTTATATTATTGAACATTGTTATTTATTGTATTTTTTCTTCTAATCCATCAATACTCCTTCGGAGATCCATACCGTGGATAACTAATTCAGTTATTTCATCCATATTATTAATAAGAATATCTTTAATTATTCCTTCATTTAGTCCTTTTTCTACTAGCTCATTTATTAAGTCTTTCATATCAGTTTTATTTATTTTTATATTTTAATTAATTCCAAAAAAGATGTTTATTAAATATTTCTAATTTTCTTTTCGGAAATGATACTTTCATTATTATATATTAAAATTTTTATTCCCTTCTATACACTTTTTCACTTTCATATATTTATATATATAAGAAATAAAAGATAAGAAATGATTGAAGATTTAAGAAAAGCTATAAATGGTGAAATTCGTTTAGATTTAAAAACTCTAATATTTGGTTTAAGAAGTGGAAATATTTCAGTGATTTATCCACACGATAAAGACAAAGAATATTATATAGAGCGTTTTAAAGAAACTGATTATGAATTTACAAAAGAGAACTTTAAAATATTTTTAAGTGAAGATGGTGAAATATTGACAACGATGTATAGGCAATTAAACACGCTTGAAAACTACAATGAATATTTCGATGATGAAATGAAAGATTTAAATTTTATTCAGAAATTGAATGATTTTGTAAAAGAAACTGGGTATTTACCACCATTATCTTATCCAGAACATATAAATGGAAGAGATTTTATTAAAGATACTTTAGAATATAGAGAAGATTTAGAAAACTTCTTTACTCACGTATATGAAGATGAGAAATACAATTGTGTTATCACTCATAATAGATTATTAAGCGAATATAATAGTGAAGCATATGATTGAAATAGAAACGAACAAACACAGGATTAAAACAAATGTTTTTTTCTTATTAATAATTCTTCTGTGTTGTTGATTTATTACTCCAATAACTTACAGCGAAATCAACAACACAGAAGTATTAGAAAACATCGACAAAAATTTAGATGAAATAGATAACAAATTAGACACCATAATAGTAAATTTGAATAAAGCAGATTTATTAGAATATAAAGACGAATTAAATATGGCTATGAATATAAAAAATAGATTTTGGAGAAAATAAAGAAATAGAAAATGGAAGAAACAGACATTAAAGCATCAACATTCGAAGAAATGAAAAGTTTTGGTATGCCAGAGAAAGAACCAACAGAAGAAGAAAAGAAGAAACATTTGGAAGATAGGAGGGTGTTTTTTGAGAGTTTGAAAGTGATTGAACCTATGGATTTAGAAGAATATAAAGAAATAGAAAACCCTTAGAAATTAAAATCTAAGGGTTTTCTCATTTTAAAAAAGATCCAGTGTTGTTTTATAGTCATCTTCATTTAAGCTTATATAATGCCTTGTTAAAGATGTGTTAGCGTGGTTTAATATTTCGCTTAGTTCTATTAGTGCTTTACTTTTATCTGGTGATAGTTCATAGTATCTACGAGCGTATGATTTCCTTAAAACGTGGGTCGAAACTGATTTGGGGTTAATAGAAAGGTGTTTTTGTGCCATTGCTTTTATTTGGTCTAACATGTATCTATATTTATAACAATCACCTGTTTTTTCATTATAGAAAAGTAAATCATGAAAATCATCTAAATCTATATCTCTAATTAAATCATAGAAGCTTTCACTAAAATAAACCTGTCTCCTTTTATTCGTTTTAATTTCATATAATACTACTTCATTATTTATTAAATCTCTTTTCTCAATATTGAATATATCTGAGCTTCTTAAACCAGAATACATACCTATGGCAATAAATAAGGCTATTCTTTGTTTCTTTTTCTTTTCAAATCTTATTATACATTTCACAAGTTGTTGAAGTTTTGAAAAATCTAAATATGATTTTGTATTATAATTTTTAATTTCTTTTTTCATATCTGTTTTTTTCTTGTATATATTACGCTTAAAATATCTGTTTTTTCTAAAAACAGGCGGTAAATCAATCATAGTTATACCAGTGAGAAGGTGAAACTACCAACCATTCAAAAAACAATTTAAAAAGCGCATAAAATAACATAAGTTGCGCTTTTCTATTTCATCATTTTTAAGATGATTTTACACACGAAATAATAAAACAGGTGTAAATTGTCGCTTCTTTTATTTGAAGTCAAAAAAACACCTAAAATAAACTAACAGGAGTAAAGAGAAGCAAATGATTATTATTGAAGCCGAAAACGCCAACAGTAAAAGAATAAAAAATAATAATTATAAATATTAAAAATATATATATCATGATCTTGGAAGTTTTTTATAAAGGCGTTTATTTCGATAGAAACCATCTACCAGTTTGTGTCTTTTAAATAATGGTTAAACAATTCCATATCTTATAATGTTAAGTTTTTAGTATTTTGTTTTTTTAATGTTTTCTAAATCAAAATCAAATTGGACTGTTGTGTTTAATTTCACTTTAATTTCAAATTCACAATTACAGTTTTCACAATATAATCCAATTGTTTCTTCTCCACTTAAATTTGGATATTCCAGAGGAAATTTGTTAAAATCATAATTTACTTCTTCTCCACAGTTTTTACATTTCATTTTAAAAATGTAAGGGATTGGGAAACGTTTGACTTCATCTGAATAAGGTATTTCTATTCTCTCTGTTTTCATACTTCAAATATACCGCAACTACCCGACCGCAGCGAAGCAAGGTGTTGCGTGTATTTTGTATATGGTTTTATAACCTTCTTTTTTTTCGGGGTTTTACGGTTGGTTAGTAATTCCGGTTGAATTTGGCTTTTAAATAAAGGTTTTATTAACTTATTCTTCCAAATCATATAAATACCTCATTAAACTATTTGGGCACAAAAAAACCCCTTAGAATTAACTAAGAGGCTTTAAAAATATTCCCGATTAAATTATTTTTCTTCTCCTTTTAAAACCATTCTGTAAGTAGAATAACCATATGTAGCTGTTTTCTTATCATCTATTTCAAGTGTAAAGGCAATTGAAACACTTTCATCACTCATTATATCTAAAAACTCTAATATTCCTGCTGCGTTTTTATAACCTGTTAAGTTATTAGAAACTCCTTTATCATCTTTTTTAAACATTACCTTATTAGGGTCATCTAAACAATTCATCATTAAATAAACTGTATTAGATGCTTTTCCTGTTGGTTTAATTAAGATAAATGAAACACATTTAGAGTTAGCATTAATATTATCGTATGGCAGTCTTATATAACCTGCTCTTGGTTGTTTTTTCCCTTCTTCTGGTTTCTTAGAAATATAAATTCTTCCTTCATCAGATTTACCTTTTGCTCTTTTAGAAGTGTCTAATGAGTGGCTTAAAAACTCTTTTAATTGATCATCCATAATTGAAAAATATTAAATGAATATATGTTTTTAATAATTATAGAAACAAAAATATAGATTAATATTTAAAAATACCAGAGGAATGAGAAATAATGTAGAATATTTTTAAAAAACACAATATTCCAGAAAATAAATTTATTCAGAAATATAGTGTTAATATGTGAAAAGAATATTCTACAAAAATATTTAATCTATGAATTTCCCTATGGTAGATGATTTTTGAAAACTCTGAATTTATATATAGTAGTATAAAAACAATTCAGAGAATAAAAATAACAATCATACATGAATAAAAGGAGATTAGAGAAAGTGTTAATAGAAAACAATGAACGGTTTTATGAGCTTATGAAAGCTAATAGCAAAATCAATACGAGAACACAAGAGGATTTAGATATTTATCAGGACTATATATTATATCTTTTAGAAAATGGCATTCCTGATAACATCAAGACAGAAGAAGATGCTGTAAATTGGATAGAATTAAGATTACAAGGTCAGATAAGAAGTAAATTATTACCCTTGGAAAAGAGCATAGAAACATGTGAACTAATTGAGGAATGTAATTATTACGAAGAAGATGATTTAAATGATGTAATTTATGATATTATTAATGAAATGAGTGGTGAAAATAGAGAGACTTTAGAGGCTTGTTTATACTACCCAACAAATAGAGAGAGAGCAGAATTATTTAACATTTCAAGACAGGCATTTGATAAGAGATTTAAAAAAGCAATTATTGAAGCTAAAAAGATTGTGAAAATGAAAAATAATTAAAAAAATATCAATTTTTTTTTGATTTGTCTATAACAATGAATAATCATAATTAATCTAAATAATATCCAATGGTAGGTGTTTTCAGGTTGCATTTTGGGTCATTTTCCTAGTTATATTAATGAAGGGGTATTGTATTTTTTTAAAAAACTATAAAAAATTATTTTCTATGGATAGTTTTATTTAATAAAAATACACTCCTTTTTAAATTTAATCAAACACAATATGAAAATACTAAACAATGCTCTAATACTGAAATTATTAATTTATCCATTATTATTAATGATTAATATAGATGTTTTCGCGGTGTTATTTGTTCCATTGTTATTTATTGATTTGATATTGACAATGTATATTATATTCCACCCATTTATTTATAAGAAATATACAGATTTTATTAATTGGTTTAAGGAAGAAAACAGAAAAGCAAAGGTAAGGAAGAAACAGTTTATAGAGTTTCAAGAGTATCAAAAAAGAATTAGTTAATGAATGGCTAAAAGAGCAAAAGCATATACAGCAACATATACAGGAAAAGGTGGACATACAAGAGAATTAAATAAGGAGTTCAAGACAAAGAAAGAGTTAGAGAAGTATTTAAAGCACTACAATATAACTAACTATAAAATATCACCCATTTATTAAGTGAGAAAGAAAGATACTTATACATTCAAATGGGAGAAGAAAGAAAAGAAGCGTGAATATAAAGAAGGATACACAGAAGTATCACAATCAGGTTTCTATAACAATCAAGCATGGCAGAAGATAAGGAACTACTACATATCCTACAATCCATTATGTGAAAGATGCTTAAAGAAAGGAATACTTAAAGAAGCAGAAGTAGTAGATCATATTATTCCTCTAACATTAGATGATGTTAATGATAACAATCAATCTTTATTATATGGTGATGATAACTTAATGTCATTGTGTAACAAATGTCATGCTATTAAGACTAACAGAGATCAAAAGATAAATCACAAAATAATGAAAGATTTATTCACATTCTCAAATCAAAATTAAAAAGCGGTGGCGGGTATGTTTTAAATTTTAAAAACATACAGAGAGAACCACCCGCCCCTAACCCTTACAGAAAATGTTCAGTTTTAAGTTTTCGGGGGGGCTGGCAACCAAAGAGGAAAATATTTTTTAAAAAAAAGTTTTAGAAAAATGGCAATAACATCTGGAACAATTAAGAAAAAATTAGAAGCGTTAGGTGTTTATGATTTGTCTATGTCAATTGCTATAAATGAATTGGTCGAAGTAGATAAAGAAATTGATAGATATAATGCGATAATAGAAGAAGAGGGTGAAAGTCTTAAAGAGATAACAAGAGAAGGAAATGTAAAAATAGTTAATCATTCCTTAATAGCATCAAGAGAAAAATCACGCAACCTAAAACAGAAACTATTAAATGATTTGTTATTAACACCACAATCATTAAAAAAGAACGGTATAGAATTAACAAAAAGTGATGAAGATATGTTTGAAGATGCTTTAATAAAAAGAGCAGATGATGAATGAAGCCATTAAGACAAATAAAAAAGTCTTGTGATTTTGAAGATGAAGTTATTAAAAGGGCTTTTCAATATGAATATGAAGTTTTAAGTGGAAAGATACCATCATGTAAAGAATTAAAACAAGGAATAGAACGAAGCAAACGGTTAAGAAAGAAATATAGATATAGTGAATTAGCATTAAGGGACGTAGCTATATTATTCTATCATATGTATATTCCTATAAAAGATAGACCAACACAATTTTTACCTGATAAATGGCAGTGTTGGGTTTTATTAAACTTGTTCGCAATATTAACCGATGATGGAAAAAGACTTCATACAGAAGCGTTAATATTAGTGGCAAGGAAATCGGGAAAAACCATGTTTGGCGCGGCTATAATGATAGCTATACTTTTAAAATATGGTGGAATGAGTGGTGAATTATTTGGAGCAGCAACAGTTCAGAAGCAAGCAGAGCAGTTAATGAACTATTGTAAAGTGATAATTAGAAACTCACCATTGATTAAGAAAAGGATTAAACAATATCGTGATGAATTAAGATATGATGATGGAAGTTCTACACATTTCTTAACTCAGTTATCAGAACAACAGGCAGAAAAAGCCGATGGAAAAAACCCATCCGCATGTTTATACGATGAAGCACACGCATTTAAAACAGATGATTTAAAAGAGGTTGTTGTAACGGGTATGGGCGCAAGAGCTAACCCATTATTTTTAACAATATCAACAACAGGTTTTTTAACAATTGGCTACCCATTATTTGAACAAGTAGAATTAGCTAAAAAGGTTTTAAATGAAGAAGTAGAAGATGATTCAACATTTTATGGTATTTATAAAATGGATAGTGAAGAAGAAGCTTTAACATGTGAAATAGAAGAATTAGAAAAGGCTAATCCTGGTTTTGGTTCAGCAGTTTCAAAAGAAAGATTGGAAACTATGCGTAATAAAGCGTTGTTATTACCATCATCCACTAAGCACTTTTTAGTAAAGAATGCTAATATATTTCAAACGAGTGTTGAAGACCCATTTATTTCAATAGAAGATTTTGATAAATGTTGTAAGAAAGAAATTGTTTTAGAAGAACATTATGGTTCTCGTGCTTGGATAGGTTTGGATTTATCAACGTCAGTTGATTTAACAGCAATGACATTATTATTCGAAGATAAAGAAACAAAGGAATTACAAGTTTATCCATTTCATTATTTCCCAAGTAGAAAAGATGAATTTGGAAATGAAAAGAATAAAGTAGTAAGGGCAAATGGTGTAGACTTACAACCAATGATTGATGAAGGATTTATTAAGGTTCATCCAGAGAGAATTAATTATGAATTGATTTATCAAGATATAAAGTTTTTAGTAGAACATTTTGATATTAAATTGATTGGTTATGACCCATTTTCAGCACATGATTTAATAGCTATGTTAAAAGCGGATTTTGATTTAGCACACATCGAGAAAATACCAGTTGCTCAGAATATATCTACATTATCAGCACCTTCTAAATTAATGGAGACATTAACAATAAGTGAAGAAATTAATTATGGTTTTAACCCTGCATTGAAATATTGTAATTCAAATGCGAGAATTAAATTTTCACAAACATCTAATTTAATTCGAGTAATTAAAGATGAACACTTAAACCCAATTGATAGTATTATTTCAACTATTATATCATTGGCGTTATTTATGGAAAGTGAATATTCAACACTTTCTCACCTTCTTGAAAATCAAGAAGAATAAAAACAATTAAAAATGAATGTTATTTTTTGATTTATTAAACGGTTTACCAACATCAAAAGGAACAACATACGGACACACACAAACAGTTCTAAATGGATTAAATGCTAATTATGAAGCTGAAAATATAACTGTGTTATATACATGTGTTAAAATCTTGGCTGATAATTTTGCGAGAATACCAATAGTTGTAAAAGATGGTGATGGGAAAGTTGTAAAAGACCATTGGATAAGTAAATTATTCAACCAAAAACCTAATAATTACACCAACCCACAGACGTTAAAAAGCACATCAGAATGGGAAAGAAATATTTATGGAAATAGTTTTTTCATAATTCACAATGATAGTTTAGAGCGTATTCCGGCCTCAGATGTTATTGATTGGAAGATAGAAAACAATGAACTTTATTATGAAGTCTCTCAATCACAAGACGTAAGAATTAAAGATAAAAGGAATAAAAGATTTTACAACAGTAAAGATATATTACACTTCAAAGGTGTAAGTGGTGATGGAATTATAGGTTTATCACCATTATCAGCAGCACACGGAACTTATCAATTAATGAGTAATGCCAATAGAACTATTAATAATTTCTATAAAAATGGTGCAATGGCAACTATGGCGATTGAAAGAACTCTTCCATCTGGTGCTAAATATGAAAATATTATGGCTGATAAGAAATTATTTAAAGATGAACATACAGGTGTTTCAAACGCAGGTAAAGAGATTAGATTAAGTTTAGGTGAAAAGATAACACCATTAACTGTAAAATTCGCGGATGCTGAATTAATACAAACAATGGAGTTTAGCAGAGATACAATTACATCATTGTATCAAATACCCAATTATATGCTATCATCTAACGATTCAGCACAAAACATTGAACAGCAAACGAGAACTTTTGTAAATAATGCTATGGCTAATTCAACTAATATTTATTCAGATGAATTAGCATTTAAAATGTTAAGTGATATTGAAAAAGAAAATGGATTTACAGTAGAAGGTGATTTAGATGTTCTTATTGATATAACCTTTAATGATAAGATAACAACATTATCATTAGCAGTTTCTAATGGTATTTTAACACCAAATGAAGCAATTAAAATGTTAGGTGGTGAATTAATTAAAGAAGGTTGGGGTGATAAACACTTAACACAAGCTCAATATTTGACTTTAGAAGATGGTGGAAAGTTTAACCCATTATTAAAAGAAGCTCCTGTAGTAAATAAGCAATTACAAGATAAAAAAATAAGTAATGAGAATTGAGTAACTTAAAGTATGTAATTCGTGAAAGTTCGGATAATAAGTATTTAGATTTTTATGCTTCTGTATTTAATCACAAATCAAAACCCATTGTAGAAAATGGTAAAAAGTTTGTAGAAGTAGTTGAACGAAGCGCATTTAATAACACAGATACTTCAAATGTTGTTGCTACTTTATTTCACGATAAGAATAAAATTATTGGAAGAAGTAGAGCAAACACATTAACACTAACAATTGATGAAAAAGGTTTAAAAGCCTCAGTATTATTAGGTGATACTACATTACACCGTGATACAATAGAACAAGTTGAAAGAGGTGATTTAGATGAATGTTCATTTATAGCAACCGTTGATGATTGGGATGAAAAATATGAAGATGGTGTTTTAGTTAGATACATTAAATCTATTAAAACATTAAAAGATGTATCAATAGTAAGTGAAGGAGCTTATTCAGATACAAATATTAAAATAATCACACGTGATTATTCCAAAGGTGTTCCGCAAAGTGGAAACACAGAAAAAAAAGAATCAGAAATATCAATGTCTGAAAATGAAATTGAAGAACTTAAACAAAAGGTTGTAGAACTTGAAAAGGAAATAGAACGAAGTAAAGAAGAAGAACCAGAAAAAGAACCTGAAAAGGAAAAAGAAGCCGAAAAAGAACCCGAAAAGGAGAAAGAAGAAAAACCTAAGAAGGAAGAAAAAGAAGCTAAAAAAGAGCCTAAAAAGGACGAAGAAAAAGAGGTTGAAAGAGAAAAACAACCTGAACCTATAAAGGATAAAACAAATGAAGAAAAAGAAGTTGAAAAAGAGGTTGAACGCTCTTTTCAAGAAGAAAAAAAAGTAATTAATAAAATGAAGAATGAATTAGATTTAGTAAGAGAAGCGATTAACACAGAATCAGCAAAAAACACAATTGATATTTCACGCGCAGCAGGTGACGGTGAAAGCTCAAAATTCACAAAATTAACCCCTGTATCAGTAGCTAAGTTGGATATTGTAGGTAAAGCTCCAATTTGGGCAGAAATGGGTGTTGATTATATGCCAGGTTGTAGCGGAACTGTTACATTACCTTATGAAGATCCAATTATCGCTGAACAATTAGCAGAATTAGCACCTGTAACAAAACAAAACGAAACAGATAATGGAACTGCAGTTTCAGCAAAAAGATACCAAGTTACTAAGGTTTGGACTTTAGAAACACTTGCTAATATGACAAATGAAGGATTAGAAGCACAGATTAATAACCTTCGTCAAGCAATTGATAGAAAAATTACAGCAGATGTATTTAACGCAGTATTCACAGGAGCAAAAACCGTATCAGGAGTTACAGCAGTAGATGAAGCAGGAATTGATTCATTAGTAGAAAAATGTGATATTGATAATGAGTATTCATTTGTAATGTCTCGTTCAATGTTTTATAACAAGAAATCAACTAAAATTGATTCAGGTTCAGGCATTAACCTAATGAAAAAGTCAGGTAAATTTGGTCAAACTTTTGATGGTGATAAAGTGTATTTTTCAACTCTTTCACCTGTAAAAAACAAAGTAGCAGGTGGTGATTTTTCTAAAATCTCAGTATTAGATTTTGAAAAAGAACATGTAATTATTGATAATGTGACTTTATCAGATATAGGACAGGTTAAAATAACAGCCGTTAAATTAGCTAATGTAGCTTTAAGAAACCCTAACGCATTTAGCGTATCAGGTATTATAGCATAATATCCTTCCAAACTCTATATATCAGGATGGAAGCGGTTTAAAACCGCTTCATCCTTCTTTAAAAATCAATTAATACAAATGATAAAAAAATCAATTAACACATATTCTGTAACCGTTGATGAATTAAAAGAACAATTAAAAATTGAATTAGAATATAAAGAAGCTGATAATACATTAAAGGATTATTTGATAAAAGCCACACATCATATTACAAATTTGATTGGTTCGGATATAGAATTAACAACAAATAAGTGTATGTCAAAGGATATAGATAATTTAAGAGGTATATTTTATACTTCTCCATTTGTATCAATAACATCTTTAAAAATTGATGGAAAAAGCATTAATGTAACTGATTTATCAATTATTGAATACTATTCACATTTTATTATTGAAGACATACAAGCTTCTAAATCAATAGAAATTGAATTTATTACAGGATATGAAACAATTCCACCTGAATTAAAACAAGCTATTCTAATTTACGCATCAGATTTACACGACACTTTAATAAATGAAACAACCATAGGTGTAAGTGTTTCGACTACTAATGCTGTAAATAATTTAACAGCATCACATAAAAGAAAATATTGGTAAATGAGAAGTGGATTATTAAAAGATAAAATGATATGGAAAATACACACACAAATTAATAACAAGGGTGATGTTTCATATACATATGAAACCAAGGAAATAATGGTTTATATTTCTAAAAGTTCAGGTAAAATGACATTAAATAATAATGAATTGTTTGTGTCAAATAACATCAATTTTAAATGTAGAAATCATTATAAATTCTCCAATTCAGATTTATTTGAATATAACAAAGATGAATATGTTATAAATAGTGTTTTTCCAAGTAATGATAGGTTGTGGTTAGATGTATCTATATCAAAAAAGAATAATTAATGAATGCCTTTTGAAGCAAATATTACTGTAAATCAAACAGATTTACTAAAAAAATGTAAAGCGTTAGTTGATTTTACTAATAAAGAATTATTAAGAATTTATAATTCAGCATTATCAAAAGCTTCTACGCAAACAGTTATAAAAGAAGCAAGAAAAGATTTAAAAAAATTCCTCTCTTTCTCAGAAGATAGCACAGGTGAAACAGCAAAAAGTTTAGGTGTAAAATCAGCCAGAAAGAAACCATTGGTTTTAATGGGTTCGAGAACTGGTAGATATAACGGACAGTTAATTCATATTCTTGATGGTGGAACAGATGATAGAACAACAAAAGATGGAAATTACACAGGGCGAATTATAGGTTTAGATTTTTATGCTAAAGCTTTACAAGCTAAATCAACAGATTTACAAGATAAGTTTGTGGAATTTTTAAGGGCAAATTACGTAAAAAACGTAGTTAAAAAAGTAAGTAATAATTAATGGAAAGATTAAATGAATTTATCTATGATGCTCTTTCTAATAATTCTGAAATAAAAAAAATAGTCAATGACAAAATATTTGTTGTTGATGTTCCAGAAGATACAATTAATCCAGTTATACAATTTGGTAGAATAATAGAATCTAATCATAACAAATCTAATAGACAAGATAAAGCAACATTAGTAATGAATATCTATACAGATGATTATTATTCTGGTTGTGATTTAGTAAAGATTATAACAGATACATTAGATAGAAAAGAAGATAAGGATAATAATATAAATGGAATTTATAGGGATTCTGTTAGAGAAATAAAGAATGAATACGCACACATTCAAACAATCACTTTTGAAGTGGTATAAAAAAAGAATATTAATATAAAATGGCATTAACAAATGTAACAGATACAATTGATGGTTTAAATTTCTTAGTAAAAGTAGATGGCAAAAACATAGGTCTTCAAACAGATGGTTCATTAAACGTTGAAAGGGAATCAAAAGATACAAAATACAAAACAGCAGATAGAAGTTCTGCTATTTGGACAAAGAAATTAGCAGGTTTATTAAGTTGGAATATTTCACAATCTGCTTATACATTAGTAGCAAAAGGTGATACTGAAACTGCTTCTATTCGTGATTTATTTGCTAAAATGACTTCTGAAAGTGATTATGAAGTTGATGTAGTTATGGAATATGCTAATACAGCTGATAAATTAACATTTACAGGTAAAGCACTTATTACAAACTTAACATTGAATTTAACAGGTGTTGGTGAAGAATCAACATTTAGTTGTTCACTTGAAGGAACAGGAGCATTAGTAGAAGCAGAAGCAGAAGTTAAAGAATAAAATAGAAGAGGCTGTCTCAAATGAGATGGCCTTTTTTATACGTGTACATTTTAATATATTTATAAGATATGTTATATTAGTACATGAGCAGAAAGATCAACAAAACCAATTTTAAAGCATACAATCAGGATCAGGCGATGCTC